GATCCTGGCAAACAGAAAGAACTCGCCGGTGAGCTGCGTTCCTACGCTTCATCTGTGGGCTTCCAAGACGCTGAGATCGAGAGTCTTATCGACCATCGATCCTTTATTGTTTTGAACAAGGCCCGTTTGTACGACGAGATGATGAAGGCCAATCCAAAGGCCAAGAAACTCAAGAACAAACCCAAGGTCATTCGCGGCAGTAAAGCAGCAACAGCAAAATCTGAGTCCAAAAGTAAACGTGCGGCGCTGAGAAACCGACTTTCAGAGACCGGCAACGTCAATGACGCAGCTACTCTCCTGGAAGATTTCGTATAACTTTTCTTTTAAGGACAAACAATGGCAATCCCAACAAATACCAGCACTACTTATAGTGCAATCGGTATCAGGGAATCACTCGCAAATGTGATATACGCAATCGCTCCTTTGGACACGCCCTTTTTGAGTGGGTGCTCCAAGCAGAGCGTGGATAACACGTTTTTCGAGTGGCAGACTAAATAGTATTGGTCTGAGGCGCAGTAATGCGCTTACGAAAATCCGGTGAATTGCTGGAAACCCCTCTGGGGCAATCAGCAGCCAAGCACACTAGGAATAGTGTGAAGGTTCAACGCACAGGTCATGGAGTCCAGAACGGACGGTAAAGACCCACGAGCGCCGGACTCCCTTAGGGGATGATGATATGTGCTGACCTTACGGGCAACCGTAAGAAGTGAGAGATAAAAAACTCCCACGGTAACATTTGGATACTATCGCCGCTGGTGGCGCAAACCGTCAGCTTGAAGGCGACGGACAGGACTCAACCTCCGCAGATGCGCGTGAGAACCCGGTTCGTGTAGGCAACTACACCCAGATTTCGCGTTTGATAAGTAGCGCCCTTCACTAGTAATAGTGATTGCAAACTCCGTGAATTCAGAGAAACCCCTAACGTAAAGACGAGGGCAACTTTGAGCCAAGCCCGAAAGGGAAGGTGCAACGACTAGCCGTAAGGCGTAGGGTCAAGCGACCCGAAGCGCGGAGAACCCTTCTAGGGTTGTGACATAGTCTGATCTGCATAGAAATATGCAGCAGCCGAAAGGCGAAACAAGATTAGCGCTCTTGTTTGAACATTTTGTACATCATCCAGACCTCTGGTACGAACGAGGCCGTCGACTACGCCGGTCGCAAATCGTCCCAGGCTTACCAGTTGGCTATGTAATTTGGCCCGTCAGGCAGTAATGCCTGAATGAAAACTTTGTGAATTGTCGGGAACCCCACCTAAACCGGGGAATCCGCAGCCAAGCGCTTCAGCAATGAAGTGAAGGTTCAGAGACTAGGTTATACGATCCCTTCGGGATTATGAAAGCCCACGAGTGCAAAGCACCCTTTACGGGTGAAGAGATAGTCCGAGCTTACGGGATGGCAAACCGTAAGAAGTAGAGGATAAAGAGCCTTTACGATAACAAACTGAAAAAAGCGAAACGGATGAAGCGTGACATCGAGTTCATGCTGACCTCCAACGTCGCTCGTAACGCTGGCGCAACGGGTACTGCTCGTATCACTGCTGGTCTTCCGGCATGGATCGCGACCAACTACCATTCGCTGGGTTCTGGCGGCACGACTGGTTCTGCGTCTTCCGGTAACGGAACTGATGCGGCCACGGATGCTACGACTGACAACAGCATCACCGAAGCCGGTATCAAGATCGTCATCAAAGAAGCATACGAAAGCGGCGGCGACCCTGATGTGATCATGTGTAAGCCTGACATCAAACAGGCGATCTCTGATCTCACTCAGACCGTTTCCAGCCTTCGTACCGCTGCTGACAAAGTAGCCCCGGCACACGTTGTCGCGGCTGTTGATGTATACGTTAAGCACTAGCGTCACTATCTGGAGACAGATAGCAGCAAACTAGGTGAAAACGGGGAAACTCCCATGTGGACAATCCCGTGCCAAGCCTCATAAGAGGAAGGTGTAACGACCATCCCGAAAGGGAGTAGGCCCAAGTGGGCCGAAGCGCCTAGCCCCGGAAACGGGTGAAGATATGGTCTGACCTGTACGGCAACGTGCAGCAGTCGAAAGACGGGATAAGCGTAACGCACTTATCTGAACATCGTGTAGCGACTTTGGTACGTTCAAGATCCAGCCCAATCGTAACCAGGCCCGTAGCCAGGATGTCTTCATTCTGGATATGGATCATTGGGCGATGGGCGTGCTTCGTGACTTCAAAACCGTTGATCTCGCCGTCACTGGTGACAGTCAGCGTCAGATGTTGGTCTACGAAGCTGGTCTTATGTCCAAGAACGAGAAATCGTCTGGATACCTGGCAAACGTAACGACCTAGAAATAGGTTATTCACCAAGAGAAGGGGCGGGGAAACTCGCCCCTTTTTTTATGACACAACGCTATCAGATGAATAAAGACCTCAAAGGATTGACAAAGAAGCTGACGAAAAAAACACCGCCAGCACCGAAAGAAGTTAAACGCCCGAAGAACTCAACGGAGTGGTTGCAAGACGCTTACAGCGACACCTCTAACGGTGCACCCAAAGTGGGGAACGTCGGTTATGTCTGATCGCAAAACAATTTTCGATGTTGAGCCATATCGAAGAACCGATATGCACGAACACGCCGATGGATCTGTCACGTTCAACACTGTTCAGGATGTGCAATCCATCATTGATGCCAATAAACGCCAGTACAACGACTACGGCGACAAGTTATCAATGGGCAAACGTGGTGAGTGGCACAAGTGCGCCACGATTCCCAAAACCGTCCTGGAACAATGGATAAAAGAAACCAACGGTGAGATCTTAAAAGACAACAAACTGATGGCGGCTTATCTCAACAATCCAGACAACAAGTTTTTGAAAACCTCCCCAACTGACCTTTAGGAAAAACACATGAAAGGGAACTATCGACCGGCTGGGGCGACTCAGACCATAACAAGTGCGGGTACGTCCGCTGCGACCAGTAATGGTGTCGGCGCACAAGTCAGCGATGTGCTGATTACGGCCACAGAGAATGTTTACCTGGCGTTTGGCGCATCTCCGACTGCGACCGCCAGTAACGGCATCTTTCTTCTGAAAGACTGGCCCACCTATTTCTCGATCCACGGTGGCGAAAAGGTTGCTGCGCTCCAGGTATCAACCGGCGGCGTCGTCTACGTTTCTGAACTGACGCGCTAATGGCAATCTCGACCTACAGCGAACTACAGACGGCTGTAGCGAATTGGCTTGATCGTGACGATCTGACTGCGCGTATTCCTGAGTTCAATTCTCTCGCAGAAGCCAGGTTTAATCGGGATCTGCGTATTCGGGCGATGGAGACTAAGCAAACGGCATCGACCGTCGCCAATCAACGTAATTACGCTTTGCCGACCAACTATCTGCAAATGCGTAATCTCCAGGTCAACGGCACTCCTATCCGCATCCTGGAATACGTTACGCCGGAAATGTATGACCGGATGTGGGGCGGCACGACAACCGGGACGCCTTACTACTACACGATCATCGCTGATGAGTTGCAGCTCGGGCCGACACCCGCTGCCGTAATGACGATTGAGATGCTGTTTTACAAACGCTTTGATTCGTTGTCTAGCACCACGACAACCAATTGGGTGCTGACAAACGCGCCGGACGTTTACCTGTATGCCGCGCTCATGGAGGCAGAGGCGTTTTTGGTCAACGACGCCAGACTGCCTACCTGGTCGGCTGGCTACCAGAGAGGGATTGAGTCGCTGCAATATGCAGACGCTCAAGATCGTCATAGCGGTTCAGCCATGCGAATAATGAATACTTCTGGTAATCCATGACCGCGCCCATTACCTGGGCAGAGGCGTCTGCCCCGATTTACTGGAGTAGCGTTGGTATCAACTGGAATTCACCGGCAAAAACTAATAGCAGTTCTTTTGCGGTTGATTCTGGTTACAGCACTTCGAGCGCGGCTACATTGTCCGGGGCTAGTGCTTTCGGGTTAAACCTTACCGCGACAAAAAATGGGACGCATACGCTAATCGGGGCTGCGACATACGCCATTAATACCGGATACACCGGACTCGGTGGATTCACGTTTTCCGAAGACGCGACTTACGCCTTGTCTACCGGATATACGGTATCCGGGAAACTCGACGCTGTGGCGGCAGCCAGTTATGGCATCACCACGGATTACGTCAATAACACCAAGTTTCCTGAGTCGCTTACGGTGACTGTTTCGCTTGGTTATGAAAACGGTGATTCGTTCCTTTGGAATGCGGTCACCGATCCTTCTTCAACATGGACTGATGTTTCTGATCCATCTTCAACATGGTCAGATGAATCAGATCCCTCAACGGTATGGACGGATGTTGAATACCCCAATTAAGTTTAAGGCCGACGGAGGCTTAAAAATGCAACACGACACCGATATGAACCTCGGCCTCAAAAACACTTGGGAGGTCGTATGTCTCGACTCTGAAGGAACAGAGAAGTGGCGGGAGGTTAAAAAGAATCTCGTAACCACGGTGGGGCTAAATCATGTCCTGTCGAGTACCCTTGATGGCGGTACGCAGATCACTGCCTGGTACGTTGGTTTGAAAGGCGCTGGCACACCCGTCGCCGCAGATACGATGGCTTCCCATTCTTCCTGGACGGAAGTAGTAGCCTATTCTCAGGCAGTGCGGCAGACCCTTACTTTGGGTACTGCTGCTGCCGGTAGCATCGACAACACCGCAAGCAAGGCTACTTATTCTATTAACGGAACGGCGACTGTAGCAGGAGCTTTTATTAATAGTGATAACACTAAGTCTGGAACTTCGGGAACGCTTTATGGCGTTGTTGATTTCAGCTCTTCTCGTTCCGTTATTTCTGGCGACACGCTTGAGGTGACTGTGACCTTAACGGCGGCATCAGCATGAGTGTAGAAAGCGCCAGTTGGGTAACACAACTTGTTAGCACAAATCC